GATGGGTGACGGACTTGGGACTGACTGAAACACTGCGGCGAATGCTGGGCAAGAGCCGGCCGCTGACCCCGCAGATGCGGGTAGCGGCCGCCAAGGCCGCTCTGCGTGAGGCCCGTGAGCAGCTCGCTCTGGTCGCGCCCCAGCAGGCGAACCGGCCGATCTGGACCGATTGGTCAACCGCCAACGCGATCCAGAATGGGCTGAAGAAGAACGAGTGGGTCTATTCGTGCGTCCGCAAGCTGGCCGACGCCATCTCCGCCGCCTCATGGTTCGCCGAGCAGCGCGTGGGCGAGGATGAATGGGAGCGCGATGACTCGCATCCGTTGAGCAACCTGCTGTCCCGCCCCAACCCCCAGATGAGTCGGCAGGACCTGTTCGAGCGGGCAACCTACCATCTGTATCTGGGCGGGAACTCAGTCTGGCACCTTGAGCGCAACGGGGCGGGCATCCCACAGACCATCGTGCCGCTGATGCCCGACCAGATCAAGCCCATACCCAGCGGCCAGGGCCTCGAGGTGGCGCGCTACGAATACCGGGTGGGGAGCAAGAAGCAGCCGCTGGAGCCGCAGGACATCTGCCACCTGATGATCGCCGACCCGGGCGACCCGTTCTGGGGCTTGGCGCCGCTGCGAGCCGCGATGCAGACGGTTGACACCGACGTTGAGGCGGTGCGTTGGAATAAGGTGAGCCTCCAGAACCGCGCCGTGACTGATGGGCTGTTCGCGTTCAAGCACCCGCTGACTACCGAGCAGTGGGAAGACGCGCAGGAGCAGGTGAAGGAGCAGCACCTCGGAGCCGACAACGCGCATATGCCCTGGGTGCTGGGCGCGGATGCGAATTACACGCCGATGAGTTTGAGTCCGGTCGAGATGGATTTCCTCAGAACCCGCATGTTCAACGTCGCTTCGATATGCAATGTCTTCGGAGTTCCGGTCGTGCTGATAAGTCAGGAGCGCACGACCTTCAACAACATGGAAACGGGCCGAAAGATTTTCTGGGAAGACACGGTCATCCCGCGACTCGACGACCTGGGCGACGCGCTTGACCTGCGGCTCTGCCCCTATTGGAACCCCGAAGGGCTGAAGGACGCGAGCAAGAAGACACTGCGGATCGGCTACGACGTGTCCGCCATCCCAGCGATGCAGAGCATCTGGCGCGAGAAGGTTGACTCGGGCCGCAAGCTCTGGGACATGGGAGTGCCGTTCAACGAGGTCAACCAGCGGCTCTCACTGGGCGTTGCCGCGGTGGAGGGCGGGGACTTGCCCTGGGGCGGAAGCAAGCCGCCGACGCTGGGGTACGCGCCGATCGCCGAGCCACCGAAGTCATTGGTGGGAGCGACAGAGCTGAAGTCCGGCATGGCGGGGGCCGAGAAGGCCGCCTACTGGAAGGCCTTCGACAACGATCGGGCGCGCTGGGAAGATCGGATCGCCAAGCAGATAGCCGAGCTATTCGGGGCCGAGGGCGAGGCGGTGGCGGCGGCCTTCGAGGAGCAGGGCAAGGCGGCCATCGCTGGCGCGATCGAGCGGGGCAAGACGCACTGGTCGGCCTGGCTGGTCCAGGCCTACAAGCAGATGATCATCCACTTCGGGACCTTGGAGGGGCGGCGGATCATCAGAGCGATCCCGAAGAGTGCGATGCCCGAGTTGCAGCGCAAGGACCTGGAGTACAAGGAGCGCGCTTGGAACTTCGACTTCGACGACCCGGCGGTCGAGCACTTTGTTCGCACGGAAACGGCCGCGAAGGTCACGCTGATGACGGAGACGACCAAGGACGCCATCGCCGAGGGCGTGGCTGAGGGGCTATCGCAGAACGAAGGCGCCGCCGACATCGCCGCGCGCATCAGGGCCTCCTATGCCGACTGGGCGGGCGAGGGCGATTCTCCGCTTGACCGCAGCCGTAGCTTCCTGATCGCGCGGACCGAGGCGGGCGCGGCGGTGAACTTCGGGCACAACGAGGGGGCCCGCCAGATTGAGGAAGAGACGGGAGCGACGGTGCTGAAGGAATGGATCAGCAGCCGCGACGATAGGGTGCGGGACTCGCACGCGGCGGTAGACGGCGAGATTCGGCGCATGCCTGATGCGTTCTCCAATGGCCTGCTGTATCCGAATCAGGCAGGCGCACCAGCGGAGGAACGATGTAATTGCCGGTGCGGGTGCGCGCACCTAGTGGAGGGCTTGAGCGCGTGATACTGCTGGTCGGACTGGACGGGTACGACTACCGGTGGGGCGGTCTGCTTGAGCAGGCGGGGTACAGCGTCGCGCCTATGCACGCGCCTGTGCCGCTGAGCTGGGTTGCCTGGAACACGATCGGGACGGGCATCGATGCGAAGTCGTGGGGAGTGAGCGACAATCCGGTGGACTATCTGGAGTTCAACCGCGAGCGAATCCCGCGGCCGCCATACCTATGGGAGCGGATGGCCGAGAGCGGGCAGGCGGCGCTCGTCGCGAACTGGCCCTTCGTGCTTACCCCGCAGCCGTTCTACGGCACGCTGGTCTGCGGCTACCCGGCGCCGGAGACGCACTACGTCATACCCGCCGACCAGGCGGGCCGCTGGGACTACCGGGAACTTGACCTATCGGCGCGATATATGCAGGCGAGCGAGGAACAGAAGGCGCGGCTACTGGCGTTGCCTGCGCGCGAGCATCTGCGGAACGCTACGGTGTTGCGCAATCGTCTGGCCCTGAGAGTGATAGAGCAGGCGCAGGAAACCGCCCCGGCGATGACCGCCCTCGGCATTATGAACTGCGACCGCCTCAGCCACTATGCCAATGCGGTAATGCTGGACGAGCAGTTCCGCGCCGAGCTACTGGTGGGCCTGACGGAGGCGGTTGCCATGGTTGAGCAGGCGTTGCAGCCCGAGTGCACGATCCTGTTCTCCGACCACGGGCTTGACCTTGAGGCGCCGGCGCGAACGGGTGGCCCTGGATATACGACCCACGCCATAGAGCTTCCCGACAGCATGACCGGAGTGCTGGCGCTGAGGCAGGTGGGCTACAAGTTGCCGTCAATGACGGCGCAGCAGATAGATGTAGCGCCGATGGTGTTGAATCGGCTGGGCATCGGCCACGACTTGGCGGGCATTGACAGGTCGGTGCCCCAGGGAGACTGAGATGGAAGACAAGGGTGCGACGACGTTTGGGGACCTGAAGCTGGCGCCGCGCGAGCGGACATGGGACCGCGGGGCCGCCGACAAGCGCGTGCGCGCGTGGGCGGGCGCGGACGAGGCGCCGAATGCCAAGTATCGGCGCGCGTTTTTCTGGTTCGACGGCGAGGCGGCAGACACATTCGGGGCTTACAAGCTCCAGTTCGCGGACATCATCGACGGCTCACTGGTGGCAGTGCCGCGGGGTGTCTTCGCCTGCGCCGGTGCGATCCAGGGGGCGCGCGGCGGCGTGGACATACCCGCGGATGATGTGCCGGCCGTGAAGTCGCATGTCGGCAAGTACTACGCGAAGATGCGCCGCGAGTGGGACGACGAGACCATTCAGCCGCCCTGGAAGAGCAAGGCGGCGGCTGCGGGCGGCCAGGAGAAGACAGGCATGGAGTTCAAGGTTTACCCGGCGGAGTTCAAAGTGGACGGCGACGGTAGGCACGTCGAGGCCTACGTCAGCGTGTTCGGCAACGTGGACGAGGGCGGCGACCGCGCCAACCGGGGCATGTTCCAGCGCTGCCTGGACGACCCAACATTGCGCGATGAGATCGCTTTCTGCTGGCAGCATCAATGGTGTTGGCCGATCGGGGTGCCAGAAGTTATAGAGGAGCACTCAACCGGGCTGTTCACTCGCTCCTACGTATCGGAGACGACATGGGGCAACGACGCGCTGGTGCTGCTGCGCGATCGCGCGGTGAAGAAGATGAGCATCGGCTACAACACGGTTCGCAGCATGACCGACGATGAGACGGGAATTCGCGATCTCCTCGATGTGGATTTGTGGGAGTATTCGCCCGTGACGTGGGCGATGAACCGCATGGCGCGAGTTACCGGGGTGAAGAATGGCGACTCCGCGCTAATCCTTAAGCGGTTCGTGGCGATGCAGGACGAGATCACCGCTGGCAGGATGCTGGACCCGAACTACCTTGACCGGATGATCGACACCCTCAAGGCGCTCCGCGAGGCGACGCCGGGCGGCCGCCCGCCCTCGCCGGACGGAGACGGAGAGGCCCTCGATCCGGCGGTGAAGGGAATCGCGGCAGACCTGTCGGCATTCGTGCAGCGGGTGAAGCTGGGAGAGGGCCTCGAAGAGTTCGCCCACTCGGTCCGCTGAGTCGCATCTGACAGTCGGATAAGAGGCCCGGTCGGCCTGTAGGCATACAGGCCGCCGTGAAGACGGACAAAAGCCCTGACACCTTAGCTAAGGGGGTGCCGGGGCTTCGTCTTTGGCCGGGCCACAAACTACCCCGCCGAGAGCGGGAGAACGGAGTCGCACAATGGGTGATGAGTTGAAGACCATCGGCGAGAGCATCGAGGCCCTGAAAGGGAGCTTCGACAAGCGCGTCGGTGAGATGAAGAGCGGCCTCGAGAAGGTTGAAAAGCTCGAGGGCGCGATCGAGGACATCAAGGCCAAGGTGACGGCCGGCGAAGCCACGATCGGTGAGCTGGTCGAGGCCAAGGAAGAGGTCAAGAGGCAGCGGACCGCCCTTGACGAGACCGCCAAGAAACTGGACGAGGTCGTGGCGCAGTTGGCTGCGGCCAGCAAGCGACTGGACGAGGCAGAGGCGACAGCCAAGCGGCTGCCGCAGATGCTCGGCGACGAGGAGAAGAGCATCGGTGAGCGCTTCGTGGAGTCCGAGATGTACAAGGGCTTCAACGCGCAGACCGACAAGGCCTCCGGCGGCGTCGTCGTCAAGAATTTCTTCCCGCGCCACCGCAAGGCCGGGGAGATCACCGGCGCCAGCCTGGGCAACGTCGGCTCGTACTTCTACCAGCCGACGCGTGTGCCCGGCATCATCGGGCCACCGATGCCGGCGCCGCGCATCCGCGACCTGTTCCCGGTCCTGCCGACCTCGGTCGGCGCGGTCGAGTTCGTGCGTGAGACCGGCTTCACGAACAACGCGGCGGTTCAGGACGAGACGCCGGCCGACAAGCCACAGTCGGCCCTGACCTTCGAGAGCAAGTCAGTGACGGTCAAGACGATCGCCCACTGGCTGCCGGCTTCGCGGCAGATCATCGCCGATGCCCCGGCGCTCCAGCAGTACATCGATACGCGGTTGGTGCACGGCCTGGCGCTGGTCGAGGATGACGAGATCCTGAACGGCTCAGGCGGCGGCACACACCTCGAAGGCCTGCTGACCGACGCGGACATCCAGCTCTACAGCGAGGCCGCGGGCGAGACCAAGGCCGACGCGGTGCGCAAGGCGATGACGCTCGTCGAGATCGCCGAGTATGCCGCGAGCGGGGTCATCCTACACCCCAATGACTGGGAGGACATCGAACTCCTGAAGGACACCCTCGGCCGGTACATCTGGGCGAACGTCCAGCAGTCCGGCCAGCGACGGCTCTGGGGTCTGCCGGTCGTTACCACCACGAGGATCGACGAGCTGACCTTCTGCGTCGGCGCCTTTGACCTGGCGGCGGCGCTGTGGACAAGGGAAGATGCGACTGTGCGGATCTCGGATCAGCACAGCGACTTCTTCATCAAGAACCTGCTGGCGATCCTGGCGGAAGAGCGCCTAGCGCTCACCGTCTATCGCCCGGAGTCTTGTGTGCTCGGGACCTTCTCGGCGGCGGGTAGCTAACGACAACCAATGACCCCGCCTCCTGTGGGGTCATGTGGGGCCGGCCGGGCTTTCCTCCTTTCACCGGCCGGCCCCATGGAGATAACACAGTGACAGACGCGGCTGATGCAACCGGATACATGCAGCGGCTTCAGCGGACCTGGGAGGCGTGGGCGCAGGCCGACCCTTTATGGGCGATCTGCACGGTCCCAGCGCTGACCGGGAGGCGCTGGGGGCCGGAGCAGTTCTTCGCTACCGGCACGGCCCACGTCGCCGAGCTGATGGGCTACCTAGATAGTCTGCTCCCCAACCTGCCGCGCGGTGCGGCGCTGGACTTCGGCTGCGGCGTGGGCAGGCTGACGCAGGCGCTGTGCGCGGAGTTCCGCCAGGTCTGCGGAGTAGACGTGTCGCCCACCATGATAAGGTTGGCCGACGAGTTCAATCGCTGGCCCAACCAGTGCCGGTATCTGGTGAACGACCAACCCGACCTGAGTAGCTTCGAGGGCGGCGAGTGGGATCTGATTCACTCACACAACGTGCTCCAGCACATCGCGCCCGCGGCTACGGCGAGATACCTGGGTGAGTTCGTGCGCCTACTCACGCCGTATGGCGTCGCCGTGTTCCAACTCCCGTGTCGTCCTCGTTTTCGACCCGCTGGCTCGCGACCGTGGGACAGCTTGGATTCCTGGGGCGTCCCCGATGGAGGGCCCGTGAATGAGGATGGGCTGCAGCCCGCGATGGAGATGTATGGGATCGAGAAGCACGCCGTGATCGAGGTCATTGAGCAGGCCGGCGGCGAGGTGATCGAGGCCGCGACAGACCCGGCCCCGATTGTGGACTGGGAGAGCATCCGGTACGTAGTGAGGCGAGCATGACGGCGACAGACGAAGTGCAGGATACACTCGACTTCTTGGCTACCCTCGGGGGCGCTTCGCGCATGGAGTGCGAGACGCGGGTGCGCTACGCGATGGAGGTGTCGCCGCCCGCCGTCATCGTCGAGTTGGGCGTGATGGTCGGGCAGGGACTGTGCTGCCTGGGTTGCGGGGCCCGGTTCGGCCAGGGCGCGCTGAGCTTCGGCATTGACCTGTTCGGGATGCGACCGAGCGGGCAGGGAGCAGCCTACGACAACCCCGCGAACATGGCGACGGTCAGGGGCTACATCGAGCGGTTCGGGCTTTCGGAGCTGGTGACACTCATGCAGGCCGATACTGCTGAGGCTGTGGCCCAGTGGGAGGAGCCTATCGGGCTGCTGGTGGTCGACGCGGGCCACGACTACGAGCAGGTGCTGGCCGACGCGAAGGCGTGGCTGCCGCACGTCGTGCCGGGCGGTCTGCTCCTGATGCACGATGCTCGGAACCCGGCATGGCCCGGCGTTGACCGGGTGATCAATGAGGAGATTCTGCCGAGCGGTGAGTGGGACGACGCCGAGTTCGTCCCGCCGTTTTCGCGGTGGCTCAGGAGGAAGCCGTGAGCGTGCTTTCGGAGGAGATGCAGCGCCGCTGCGCCGAGGTGCACGGTGAGATCATTCCCGAGGAAGGCTTGCTGCTGGCCGAGTTGGCGGCGCAGGTGCCCAGTGATTACACCATCATCGAGATCGGCGCCTACAAGGGCAAGAGCACTTGCTACCTAGCGGCGGGCGCGCAGGCGGGCGGCGGCGCCATCGTCTACAGCATTGACCTGTGGGAACGGGCGCCCTGGCCCCAGTACGCGGATCCGGCGGTGCACCGGGCGTGGGAGGATAACATCGGATGCCTCGGGCTGGTGGGGCGGGCGATCGCCATCTGCGCCAGCTCGCAGGAGGCCGCGCAACTGGTGGACGCCAACGTCGGGCTCCTGTGGGTGGACGCCGACCACACCTATGAGGGGGTGCGGCGCGACGTGGAATTATGGTCGCCCAAGGTCGCACTGGACGGCGTGATGGTGTTCCACGACGCGGCGACCGAGGACTGGGGGGTTGCCCGGGCGCTCCGGGACTGCCTGCTTGCGGAGGGCCGCTATACATCCGAGATTCTGCACGGGTGCGCCATCGTGAGGAGAGTACCGTGAGAGTTCTGGGTCACATGTACCACCTTGGCTGGGGCTGGGGTGGCGGAGTCGTGACGATGTGTTTGGTGCTGGAGGAACTCCGACGGCGCGGGCATTCGGTCGGCCTGATGCTGCAGCGCGGTGCCCTCAAGCCGACCCGTAGCCACGGGGCGCGGCAGTTCGGCATCACAGACGTATACTCGGCACCGTTGCCGGTGGCGAAACGTCGGCGCTACCAGGAGGCAGACATCATCATCACCCAGGGCGAGGCGACGACCGAGGCGCTGGCACTCTGCGGGGCCTACCAGAAGCCGCTCGCTCATATGATCCACGACGAGGGTCAACTCGCCCTTTACAAGGTCAAGCCAGCCCAGTGCCAACTCGCCCTCTACAACGCGCAGTGGGCCAGGGAGGCGGCGGAGCGCAAGGGGCGGGCCGACAACGCGATGGTGCTGTACCCGTTCGTTGAGCCCGCAGACTACCGCGTCGAGCAGACCGGCGACTGCATCACGCTGGTCAACTTGTGCGAGGAGAAGGGGGGGAAGCTGTTCTGGGAGCTGGCGCGGCTGATGCCGGGGCACAGGTTCTTGGGCGTTAAGGGCGGCTGGGGCGGACAGATCGTGCCCCAGAACCTGCCACCGAATGCCGAGGTCATGGAGCACTGCCTGGACCCGCGGGATATCTACCGGCGCACCCGCATTGTCCTCGTGCCGAGCCAGGATCTGGGCACGCCGGGGATGCGGCACTGGACCGAGAGCTACGGGCGCATCGGGATCGAGGCGGCGGCCAGCGGCATTCCCACGATCGCGCACCCGACGCCCGGGCTGGTGGAGTCGCTGGGGGAGGCAGGGATATTCGCCGATCGCTACCAGCCGGAGCAATGGATCGAGGCGATCGAGTTGCTCGACGACGCGGAACTGTACGCCGAGGTGTCGACTGCGGCGCTCAAGCGATCGAGTGAACTGGAGCCGACCGCCCAGATGGACGCGCTCGAGGCGGAACTGGTGCGGATTGGCGCAGAGTGGCGGGAGCGCGAGCGAGCGGCCCCGCGGCCGGGCGATGCAATCATTCCGGCGATCAGGGAGGACAGAGAGGTGAAGGTGAGAGCTTTGCGGAGGCTGTCCGGGATAGCAAGCCGCGGCGACATAGTGAGCCTGCCCGCGCAACAGGCGCGCCATCTGCTGCGCCGGCGGTTGGTCGAGCTGGTAGAGGGTGCGGAGCCGACCGAGGCAGTGCAGCCGGAGGAGAACCAGGCGGACGGTCCGCGGGAGATCGCATCGGGCGTCACGATGACCTATAGGATCGGACGCGGGCCTTCCTTTCAATCCCGCGAAGAGGCCGAGGAGCATCATCGGGCCACCGCAGGTAAAGGCTAATGGGCGCGTGCGTTGACAGGCTGAACTTGGCGATAGGCGAGGGTAGTAGCGCGGTCAGCGAACTGGACGCGGTGAAAGCTTACCTGCGCGTCGAGCACGAGGCCGACGACGACCAGATCACGGCGCTGATCGCCGATGCCAAGCAGATCGCCGACGACTTTCTGAACAACGCCTTCGAGGTTAAGCGCGCCTATATCGTCGTGTTGGCCGCGGCGGTCGGCGACATGGTCTATGTGGACGGTATGACCTTCCGAGTGGCCGCAAGCGCGCCGGCGACCCGCACTCAGGACGTGACCACTCAGGACTTCGCCATCGGGGCCGATGACGAGGAGACGGCCGAGAACCTCGCTGCCATCATCAACGACGAGATGTACGGGGCGCTCTACGTGCTGGCGACGCAGGATAGCACCGAGATCGCGTTGACCTGGCGGCGGCCCAAGCGGGAGCCGGTGACTGCGTCCGAGGTGAGCACCAGCCTATCGGTGCGGGCGAGGCGGACGCAGGTTCCCATCCCGGCGGCAGTGCGGCGAGGAGTGCTACGCACCATCGCTCAGATGTACGACCAGCGCCAGGACGGAGTGGGTGCGCAGGCGATCAGCGGGCGGGGCTCGACCAGCTACGGGGCACCGCCGCTGGCTTACGCGATGTGGGCGCCGCATCGGAAACTGCCGGGGACATAAGATGCCCTTGCTCAGTACCAAGAGCTTGCAGCTAGGCGTAGATGCCCGCCGCGTTCGGCAGTCTTATGGCTGCCCGGCGGATGTTCTCCGCCGCGATGGTGTCCGCGGGGCCAGAGAACCCGCACTGGACACAGGAGAAGATGCTTTGTTCGGGACGGTTAGCCTTATCGGTATAGCCGCAGGCAGGGCAGGTGCGAGAGGTGTTGCGCGGGTCTACCGCGATCACCGTCACGCCCGCGCGCCTGGCCTTGTACTCGATAAAGCTCCGCAACTGTGCGAACGACCAAGAGGAGAGAGTGGCCCTCTGGGGTCGGCGAGCCGTAATCCGCGAGCGAATCCCTGTCAGTTCTTCCAGGGCGATTCCTCGCTTCGTGCCTTCGGCCGCGGCCACGATCTCCTTCGAGATACAGTGATTCTCATGTCTCGCAAAGCGAGACTCTTTGCTGTGTCGTTTGCGCAGAAGGCGCTTCGCAGACTTCGTGCCCTTCTTCTGCAACTTGCTTCGCAGGCGGCGGTGACGATGGCGCAAGCCGTTGACGACCGCGCCGGAGTAGACTCGGCCGTCCGAGTCCGCGGCGATGTTGGCCACCCCCATGTCAACGCCGAGGAAGTCACCCACGTCCCCCGGTTCCGGGCCTTCGACGTTACAGACGGCGAACAGATACCATTTGCCCTCGACGACAGCGAGGTCCGATTCGCCCTGCTGGGTGGTGAGCAGAGCGCGCTGGCGGTCGCCGCAGACGAAAGGAATGGTCTGGCGGCCAGCGACCGTCCAGATCGAGACTTCCGAACTGGAGAGCCTCCAGCGCAGGATGCGCGAGTCGTAAGAGATAGCTCCGGCAGGCCGAAAGATGCGTCTGCTCTTCCGGTCCAGTTTGTACGCATCCGCGACCTTAGCGATGCAACGCACGATCACCTGGGCGGAGAGTCCGAACTGCCCTCGCAAACAGTGATAGGTAAGCCGGTGCAGTGCGAACTGCCCGAATATACGCTCTCGCCAAGCTACCTCCGAGATGTGGTTGCACGCGGCATTGGCCTTCTCCAGTGTATCGCGGAGAGCCTTGGCTTGCTCGCGGGATGGCAGAAGTTTCACCTGGGCGGTCAACTTCATAGTTCAAGTATAGCAGGGATGGTGGCGTTAGTCAAGCCATTGGCATTGTGTGAGGGCATCACGTGAGGACCATTCGGGGCCATGACATACAGCGGCTGGCAAATGACACAGGCAGGACCGTGCCGATCCCGCTGTCGAGGTACAAGAGCGGACTACCTGGGCGGGTGTACCAGTGCAAGCACTGCGGACTCGTGCTCGCGCCCGCGCTGATGCGGGAGCACCTACGGAGAGCACACCGAATAGTCAGATGAGGAAAAGCAGGCGACCGAAGCCGAAGCGCGGACTACCGAAGCCGTCGCAGGCGCAGAACCTGCGTGGCCCGAGCGAGCGTCAGCGCCTCGCGGGACCGCGGGAGACGAAGTGATGCTAGCGGCCGACGTATACCGCGACCGCGTCGAGATCGAAACGCGCACGGAGCCCAGCGGCACGTTTCACGAAAACGCGGGCGACTGGAGCCTCCTTGCCACGCGCTGGTGCAGGCGCACGCAGGTGAGTTCGCAGTACGCGATGGTGCTGGCGCAGCGCGGGCACGAGGAGCGAGTCGAGCGCCTACTGTTCCGAGGCGAGATGGAGTTTGACATCGCCAACACGCGGTTCGTGCTCAGTGGCCGGTACTACCGGGCGATCGAGCCCTGCGAGCATGACGCGGAGTCGGACGAGACGACGGTGCTGATAGCGCAGGAAGTGCAGCGATAATGCCTCAGATTACAGCCTTCGGGGCGGGCGGCAACTGCAAACTGACCAGCTTCCTCGGCGAGGTGGCCAAGCGTTTCGAGGAAGAGGCGCGCGCTCGCACGTTCGCGGCCGCCAATGTGGTCAAGCGGGACTGGCTGAAGATGCTGAGCGGGCCGCGGCATGGGCGCGTCTACCGACGGCCGGGCAGCAAGGCACGCCGCGCCAAGGGCGTGGTAAAAGCCAAGCGCCGGCCAGGGATGAAGGGCATGTCGCCGACGGCAATAGGCGCGTCTTATATGCTTGGAGCGAACGCCGGGCACTATATCGCATCGGCGCCCGGTGAGGCACCGGCCTCGGTCATGGGCGACTTTCGCCGGTCTATCAAGGCGGTCTCGAAGCGGGGCGAAGGCGGCGAATGGGAGGCGCTGGTTGGGAGCGACATGGAGAAGGCACCTTGGCTCGAGTTCGGGACAGGGCGCGCCGGCGCCTCGGCGGGGCAGGGCGACCTGCCTGCGGGCTACACACACGGGAGCAAGTCCGGCATGGCGCCGCGGCCTTCTCTGCGGCCGGCGCTTGAGCACACGCGGGGTGCGGTGCGCGGCATTCTCGGCAGGAGGGTGATATGAGCGACCGCGACACAGTGAAGGCGATCATCGAGGAAGTGCGCGACATCCTGGCTGAGGACGACACGCTGCTGGCGTTGATACCGCCTGTGCCGCCGGCCGACGAGGGAGCCTTGCGCTACTACCATATCTGGGCGCCGCCGAACTGCAAGTTCCCGTATTTCAGTGTGACGGTCGGCATTCGCGACGAGCAGGACGAGAGTAGCTACCAGGTGGCAGATATTGAGCTGAAGATCTGGGATGCTGACCCAGCGAGCGGGCGCGTGCTCGACATGCGCAAGCGCATCCTCGTGCTGCTCAACCGGCGGGTGCTGGAGTGCGACGAATTCAAGGGTCGCATCCGCTTCGTGAGCGACTTCGATCTGCCTGAACCCGAGCAAGAAGTGTGGGCACGCCCGATGATGTGGACGATGCGACTGTACCCGACAGCCGAGGTGGCAGCGATGAAGGCGCGGGGATAGACCCGCGGTGACAAGGGCATAAGGGCCCGGTCTAGGTGGGGTAGCTCCCCGCCGAACCGAGAGAGCACAGGCCTCCGTTCTCGATCGAGAGAGCACGGAGGCTTCTCTTTTGGCCGGGCAACTTGGACGTTCCGGGCATAGCCCGAGACCATAAGCGGCGGGAAGGCCGCGAAGGAGACACAGAGATGCTGATGCCCAGTGACGTGGGGTTGAACGGCCTCTCGACCGACACCCCGAACCGCATCTTGATCGACGCCGGGGCGATCTATGCGGGCTTCACCGACGAGGACAATCCCGGAATCTGCGTCGGGGCCACCCGCGGCGGCAGCCGCTTCAACGTGGAGCGGGAGATCCGCGAGATCGCGGTGGACGGCGCTATCGGGCCGACCAAAGGGTTGCGCCGACGGTCGCGTGTGGTCGCGACGGTGGAGACCAACGCGCTCGAGGTGTTCCCCAACAACATCGAGCGGCTGATCGCAGGCGCCGACGTGGACGACAGCGATCCCGATTTCACGGTGATCACGGGCGGGCCGGTCGAGGACGGTGACTACATCAGCAACATCGCGCTGGTGGGGACCGTCCACGGCAACGACCTGCCGTTCGTCGGGATCATCATGAACGCGCTGCCGGAGAGCCCGCTGACGATCCCGCTGGCGCCGCAAGACGAGGCGGTGATCGCCGCCAAATGGACGGGACACGCGGCGCTCGCGACTCCATACACGGAGCCGTGGGAGTTGTGGGTTCCAGCCGATATAGGCGGCTCGTAACGACTGTCGCGGACCGGGGCGGGCATTCTCAGTCCCGCGCTGCTGACGGCTCGCTCCGGCCGCACCGAACGATTCGCGGGAGAGTGTGACATGGTTGAAGAGACGGGAAGGGACGAGCTGGAAACGCAGGGCGCGCCCGACCGCGGTGCCGCCCCATTCGTCGCGGAGAAGCCGGTCTTCGAGGTTGAAGGCGCAGAGTACGAGATGCGGCGCCTGGGGTGGGACGACTGCTTCGCCCTGCTGGCCCTCATCGGTGATGTGCTGCGCGAGGCTGGCGTGCAGTCCAGCGCCGTGGCAAGCTTTGCCTCCGAAGGCAGTCTCGGCATGGCGGCGATCGGCGCGCTCATGTCGGCCGCCTCGACTAAGAGCGACCGGCTGCTCACCCTGGCCGCGGATACGCTCAGGCGGCGGCGTAGCGATGGTAAGACTGATCGCCTCGACCCGGGTGAATTCCGCGATCCGGACAGATTCCCTGCCTACTGGGTCCCGCGATGGCTGACGGCGTTATCCGCGCATCCCGACTTCGCGCTTTTTTTAGCCGAGTTGGAGAGCGGGAAGGACGTGTTCGCGGCGCTGGGGCGGAGGCTGGCTTCGAGGTTGGTGTCTACCGGCTCCAGCGACAGACCGGATGGTCGGACCGTTATCTGAGGCGCGGCATCTGCTTCGCGCGGTTATGCCAGCTCATCAGGCTGGCTCAGGAAGCAGAGGACGAGGAGAACGACGAGCAGTGGCGGCGGGCGGCCTTTGTCGGCTGGCAGTTCGGAGCTGGCGGTCGCCAGAGTTTTGGTGACTACCTGGGGTCGTTGCGACTTGGATATGAGCAGAGCCGAGAAGCGGGCGGCCCGCAGGTGCAGCGTTCGGGACTGGTGAGCAAAGAGGAAGCGATGGCGAACGCCGAGCGGACACTCGCATATTTCCGGACACACCCAAAGCGGGTGATGGGCCGCGGCAAGCAGCTAGCCGAGCGCGAGGCGCGGCGCGCCAAGCGCCGGGCAAGGAGAGCGGCCAGTGGCAGCTGAGCTCTTTACACTCTTCGGCCGCATCGTCACCAATGCCGGCGCGACCATTGCGGAGCTTGGCAAGGTCGAGGGCGCGGCGACCAAAACCGGCGCGAGCATGTCGCTGGGGTTCGCGAAAGCCAATGCGGCGATCCAGCGCAACGCCGGGGCGATCCGGGCGGCTGGACTGGCTATCACTGGAATGGGCGCTGGCATAGCCGGCATCATCGCGGGCATGATGCGACTCGCCGCCCAGACCGGCGAGACCGCAGAGCAACTCCGCAACCAAGCCGCGATGACCGGCCTTTCGCGCAAGCAGTTGCAGGAGTACACGTTCATCGCTCAGCAGGCGGGCTTCTCGACTGAGGCCATCACCAACGCTTCCGCGTTTCTGCAACGCAACCTGATGGGCATGGAGCAGGGGACGGGCAATGCCGCCGACGTGATGAAGTCGCTGGGGATCGCGATCCATGAGACAGACGGGTCACTCCGCCCCATGTCCGCACTGCTGCCTGAAGTGATCGCTGCATTGCAGGGCATGGGGAACGAGACTCAGCGGAACATGTTCGCCGCCCAGGTCTTCGGCCGCGGCTGGAAAGAGATAGCGCCATTGCTGGCGATGACGACGGCGGAGATGGCGAGGCAGCAGCAGGCGGCGCGCGATCTCGGCTTGGTCTGGAGCGACGACATGTTCGCCGCCGCGGACAGGGCCGACGCGGCATTCGATCTCCTGCACGCGCAGATGCAGGGGGTAGCTGTCACCATCGCGTCCGCGGTGATGCCGGTCATCACCAGCGCCATGCCTCTGCTCCGGGACCTGATGACGACGGTGAAAGCGCTGGCTGCCGCGGCGGCCGACTGGGCGAAGGAACACCCCGGACTGGCCAAGGGGCTATTGCTGGCCGCGGGTGCCGTATCTCTGCTCATGCTCGCGCTGGGCCCGCTGCTCATCGTTCTACCGGGGCTGATCGCGGCTTGGCCGGCGCTATCCGCAGTGATCGGCGCGGTGGTGAGTCCGATCGGCCTCGTAATCGCGGCGCTAGCCGCGCTTGTCATCGCATGGGAGACCGATTTCGGGCACATCCGCGAGGTTGTCTACACTGCCCTTCTCGACATATCGAACTGGTTGCTGGAGTTCGTGAACAAGCCGCTGCGTGACTTCACCACGGCCCTCTACAAGCTCAGCGGTCATCGCATACAGCTCGCCGTTTCGCAGTGGGTCGTAACGCTCCCAGAGGGAACGCCGAAGAGCGAGTGGCAGACATGGCTGGACAAGCAGAAAGCTGATCTGGACAAGTTGACGCAAGCTGCCGGCGCGAAAGCGGGTGGCGGTGCTCTTCCGGGTGCCGCGGAGGACGCCGAGAAGGCCCACAAGGCGGCGCAGGATGCCTTCAATCTGGAGGAGGCGCGACTGAACCTCCGCCTGCAGGAGGCCAAGTCGGAGAAGGACCGCGAGGCGGTCGAGCGTCAGATCGTCGCGCTGTACCGGCAGTTCGCCGGCGATGCTCGCCTCACCCGGACCGAGCGCACGAAGATGCTTACCGAGGCGCTCAAACTGGAGAAACAGATCACGGAGGAGCAGTTCCAGCGCGACGAGGGCACCCTCCAGCGGCAGCGGACCATGGCGAAGACGTTCGATGCCGAGGAGGCGGCGCTGAAGGGCCTCCAGGTTCTCTATGCCAAACTGGCGGCGGCGCTGCCGGAAGGCAGCAAGGAGCAGATCGCCGCCCTGGATGAGCAGCGGCAGGCGGGAGAGGACCTGATCAAGCTAGAGCAGCGGCGTGGGCAGGCGGCGCAGACCAGGATGGCTGCTAGTGCACGCTCGTGGGACGAGGAAAAGGCCGCGCTGACTGAGAGCATCAGGCTCAAGCAGGAAGAGGCGAAGACGGCCACCGATGATCGCAGTGCCGCCATCGATGCTGAGATCCTTGCGCTTCGGCAGCAAATCTGGGATGGCGATGAGGCGTACCTGCGCAACCTCTACGAGCAGAACATGGCGCGAGCGACGACGATCGCCCAGGAGCGGGCGCTCACAGCAGCCGAACTGGCCAGGCTACAGGCGCAGGCCGCCCAGCCCCTGACCACGGAGTTCACCGAGGAGAAGCGGGACGCGGCGCGGGCGGCGGCGCTCGCCATGCAGCAGAAACTGAATGACCTCGACGCGGAGGCGGTGAGCCTGCGGCAGGAGTACACGGCATCTCTGCGACTGTCCACGGCCGAGCAGCTGGCATCGTTCGACGCGGAGATCGCTGAGCAGCAGCGGATCATCGACCAGGCCAAGGAGCGGGGTACGCACGAGCGGGTCGTCGAGGCCGCCCGGCGGAGCATCAACGAACTGACCAAGGAGCGCGCCGACTTCCTGTTGCGCCAAGAACTCTCGCTGATCGAGCAGCAGATCGCCGTCGAGCGCACTGGCTATGACGAGAAGATCAGGGCGCTGCAGACCGCACTCGCGGCAGAGACCGAAGTCACCAAACAGGTTGAACTTCGGGCAGAGATCAGGGCCACCGGGACCGCTGCCATACAAGCCGAGATCGACAAACTAAAGGAATCGGGGCAGTGGCAGAAGATGAGCCTGGAACAGCAGGCCCGACTCATCGCCCAGCAACTGCAGGGTTGGGGCAAGATCGCGGGGGTGGCCCTGCCCGAGATACAACGAATGCTGACCGACATGCAGCTCCAGATGGCCGTGATGGCCATCACCGCGGAGCGCGCCTGGGGCCAGACGATAGAAACCCTCCATGACAACTTTTCCGCCAGCTTCCTCGACATGACAGAACGCGGCGAGAGCCTGTGGCAGACCTTCACGCAGAATCTGCTGAACCGCTTCCGACAAGTGATCGCGGACATGGCCGCCGACTGGCTGTTCGGGTTGAAGCAGATGCAGCAGACCGGGCAGATTGGCGGCATAGCCGGGGGATTGCTCAACCCGATTATCAATGCAGTCGGCGGTCTGCTCGGGGGACAGGGCGCGGCGCAGGGCAAAGCAGAGGGCGCGGCCTCCCCCACATTGGAGGGCAGCAAGGAGTTGACCCCCGCCCTCAACGCTTTTGCGGTGGCCGCACAGGCCCTGCCAGGGCCGTTCGGGCAATGGGTACGGGTGGCCCTGCAGCAAGTGGCCGGGATCGCGCTCCAGGCTAAGTCAGCGGCCGCGGAAGTGGGTGCGGCTGCCACCGGCGTCGCGACCGCTTATGCGAACAGTGCGGCCGCTGGCATCATGTCGATGGCGGGCGGGCAGATGATCGTGGCTGCTGGTCTCATGTTGGACGCCGCGATCATCAACGCCGGGGCCGAGCGCGCGGGTGGCATCGTCGGCGCGATTGCCGGCCTCTTCGGGGGCGCCGAGGGCGCAATCATCACTCGCCCAACTCTCGCGATGATAGCCGAAGCGGGGCCGGAGAAGTTGACGCCGCTATCCATGGCGCCGGGGGCCATGGCGCTAAGCCAGGCGCCAGCCTTCGCGGGCCATTCTTCCGAGGTACATGTCCATATCGAAAAGGGTGCCGTTGCTCTCAGTGTCGAGGATCTGACGGCTTACAATCTCACGCGTCTCGCGGACCGTCTGACTCCGTATTTGGGAATGACCCTCGGCCGCCGCGCCGCGGAGGCATTAGCATGAGACTGGAAACCTGGACCATGCCCCATGCAATGCCCGGCTACTCCTCGCCCAAAGCGGGAGTCCGCGTCATCACCGCCCAGACGGCAGGGGGCGTGGTCGTACATACCAGCGCCGGCCATGTCGGGGATGAGCCCTGGGAACTTCTCTTCGATGGTCTGAACGCGGCGCCCAAGGACACGCAGATACGCACCTACGCGCCGACTGCGGTTGTCTCCGACAGCATCGGTCCGAACGGCGCGCTCGCCTATGCCATCTCCGTTGCCGCCAATGGCTTCGCGGCCATCTCCGTGGCGACAATGACCCTCAAGCGCTCCGCCGGTGCTACCGGCACGTTGACCGTGGAGGTATGGGACCGCAACGGCACATTGCCGAACCGCAAGGTCGGCTTGCTCGGAGTGCTCGACGCCGCCACTGATCTCTCCGAGGCCTGGCAGGAGATCACCGTCTGGTCAAGGACCGCGGCCTGGCCGCTGCTCTATCCGGGCGGGTTCCTGGTACTCAATGGCAATGGCCTGACGGCGGGCACTGTCTCCTGGGCGGGGGAAGTGGCCGCGCCGAACGCACACGCGGAATGGAATCCCGGAACCAGCACGTGGGCGCTCGCGGCGGGCGAACTCAGTGCGACGGTATGGCAGGGCGGAGACTGGCTGGTGCTCGAGGGATTCCGGCTTGCCTACTGCTATCCGAACGGCGCCGGGCCGCAGCAGTGGACTCTGGAGGCCGATGATCTCAATCTCTATGAGGTCGTGCTCATGGACACGCGCGGGCGCTGGCAACTCGCACCCTGGAGCGCTGACTGGGAGGGATGGATGGACGAAGTGGGGGCCGCCTTCGCGCTCGTGTCCGAGACCGGGCAGATGGCCCTGGGAGTGACATAGCCGTGAGAGTGATCGCAGGATATACCCCGGAGGCACCAGCGCGGCGGACACGATTGCGCGTGACTGTCAGCGATGGCATCACGAGCATCGACCTGACGGCCCTTTACATCGTCGAAGCGGCCAGTGTGACCGACAGCGCGCGGCGCGAGGCGAGCTCCGCGACGGTGGAGTTGCAGCGGCGCGAAGAGGCATGGAACGATCCCATAGGTGATGCCAGCTCCCCGCTGTCATTGGGGAACCGCCTGCTGATAGAAATGGGGGAGGAGGGCGGCGTACTGACCGCGATCTTCGAGGGGGAGATCACCGACTGCGGGACCGGCGCAGAATCGCCGGGCGCGCGCACGACGCTCCAGGCAATGAGCGGCCGGGAGCAATGGTGGAACCTGCCGCGGACCTCGCCGCTCTACACAACCGAGGAGACGGACGCGATAGTCGTAGACCTCTTCGAGCGGTATGGCGGCTTGACGGCGCCGGCCGACTTCGACCTGCCGGGAATCTCGCGGGTGATCGGGCGTTTGCAGGGCATGGAGAAGCCGATCATGGCGACGGCCTTGGACCTCTATGAACCGAGCGACCTCATGCCCTGGTGGGATCCGGTAAGCCTCAAGCTCAGCACCCTGGACCTCAGCGTGCCAGGGGTTCCCGATCTCGTCTTGAGCGACGCGGTGCGCGGCAGCATAGAGTTGGATGTGCGGCCGCCGGAGGCGACGCGCGTCAAGCTGGCGGGGGGTACGAAGCACAATGTCGTGCGCCTGGAGATCGGGGAATGGACGACCCCAGCGAACTATCTCCCGGGCGCCAACCGCAGGCAGGCCGGGGTCGAATGGGCGCGCGGCGGCAAAGCCGACTGGCACCTGCCGCCGTTCTATGCAAGGATAGCCGACGATGATCCGCTATGGCGCTGGTGGGGCGTATGGGAGCTGGCGGCTCACCCTCCCCAGGATTGGCTATGGGTGATCTATCAGAGCGAGTGGGATACAGATGGCACTGGCTACCGCGGGCCAGAGGGCGTAGAGTTTGCCGTCAACGATCCCGGGATTTCGACCGATGCCGTGAGCCATGCGGAGTTGGTGCCCGAGGGCTGGGGCGCGGGTGTGGTTGATATTACCACCTTCGTCACCCAGGAGCGTTTTGGCGCGACGGAAAACCGCCAGATCGCATGGGTGAAGCTCCGAGTGGACCCCGCCGATATCCCCGGCGGCCCAGCGGGCAAGACCGCGGAACAGCTCTGGCAGTTGGTGCTGGATTCCGACGATGTTCTTGGCTGGATCGTCAAGGGCCGGCAGGTGGATCGCACGACGCTTCACCAGTACACCGCGCAGGCCTGGGATAACAACCTGATCGCGCGCTTCGGCGACCGATCCTTCGACGCTGAGAACCAAACCCTCTATGTGGCGGCGGCTCCCTACACCGCGGCGGAACTGGAAGCGAAGCGGCTCATGGAGAGAATGCGCTGGACGCAGTATCCCGCCTCGGTCGAACTGGAGGGCCAGGACCTGCGGTTGCTGCCCGGAGATACGATACAGACGCGCCATCCGCGCCAGGCCATTCTCTGCACGATATGGAGCGAACGGGTGACGCAGGCGTGGCGGGGGGACAAGGCCACAACCTCCGTTGAGGGCTACGTGGTGGAGACGGCAGCGCCATGAGGGGACGCAAGGTCGGCGGCATTCTTGGCGGCTTCAGAGCGGTGGCAGAACATGTCGCATCTATCCGCCAGGATGGCGAGGGCGGTTATTGGTTTGGCGATGGCCCAAAGGCGGGGGTGGCGCCGGATTCCGAAATACGCATCGTCGCCGTGGGATCCGAAGAAGCCGAGGAGACGGACATCAGTTGTTTCACGTGGGCCGATCCGTATCTGCGCAGCGTCTACCAGAAGTTGGTCATGGGCTGCGACGCTACGATCGGGCTGATCGAGATGGGATTCACATACCCGCCTACACAGCCTTACCCCATCGCTGATAAATGGCTGCAGATCAGCATCTACGAGGATGCTGGGAACCAACCGGGGGCGCGACTCGGCCGGTGCGTGCCGTTGCCGCTCGCGATCCTCTCCCCGGACGACTGCGTAGACTTCATAATCCCGCTGTGGGTCCCCTTGGCGGTGACGGATGGCCAAGCAATCTGGGTCGGCGTTTCGCCCAAGGCATATACGGGGCCAGCGGAGGTCCCGCCGGATACGGCCTCTGGCTGGCCGCTGGTTGCCCAGAATATCTTCGTCAACACCCGCGGGGATCGCGTTCTGGGTGCCGCCACTTTTATCAAGGCGGGCGGACCGAATCAGGAGAACGACGAACCGCCACTCACTGACGTGGGACTCGCCTGGTGGAACTACGAAGACGATATCCACCTATTCATGCGGCTCTATGAAGATCCATCGGTATTGGACCTCCCGGCTTCCGAGGGCGTGGGGACTCCGGCAGGCAAGGCCGCGATTCCGGCGATGATCGCCCGGCCTGTGAGCGGCCGTATCGAGAGCGCATACATCGCCGGGGTGCGACCGGGCTTCGCGACGTTTCCGTGGAGTTCACTGGGCCACGGTTGGGGCAGTCGCGGCGGCGGCGTGATGGCCCACAACCAGCTTCAGGACATTGACGAAGGGGAGACCGGATACTACGCGCACCTGACCCGGGAGGAATACCTAGGCAACTGGCTACACCGGCTTCGGGCCACGACCGCTGACGAATGGCCGCTGGAGGGAATCCGTACATCGGCATTGGTCAATGCCGTCGCCGGAAGTGTGCTCGCCAAGCACAAGACCTCCGGCGACATGGTGGACGGGTTCGGCGCGGGAGTGCTCTTTCAAGTCGAGGACTCGGCTGGGGTCGCGAACACCATTGCCGGCGTTTACGGCGTGCGGGCGGGCGCCGACAACACGGGGGTGCTGGCCTGGCAGACCGCGGTGGCCGGGGCGATGGCAGAGCGCTTGCGACTGACCGCTAGCGGCCTCGTCTACACTCCCACGACCTTCGACATCCTGGCCAACACGACCCTTGGGAGTGATACCAGTGCCATCCGCATAGCTTCCGGTGGTGCAGCAGGCATATCGCGGGGCCCGTATATCTCCCTCATCGCAAACCAGTATAACCTCGCCGGCTATAAGGGTGCGTTGTTGCTCGTCGGCGGCGGGAGCGGCGAGGGCGGAACGTACTCGGACGCGGTTGTCGCGTGGGCCTCGCGTACCATCCTCACCGGCAACCTGCGGGCCATTGATGGAACGGTGGGCGCGCCGAGTTTCAGTTTCTCTTCGGATACCAACAGCGGCATCTACAGTCCGGGGGCCGACCTATTCGGCATTGTGACCGCGGGCGTGGAGGCCTGGCGGTGGGACGCCAGTGGCCACTACCTGCCGGGTGCGGCGGGTACGCGCAACATCGGCAGTACCACGGCCGAGGTCGCCAATGTTTACATAGCATCGAACAAACTGATCTACTTGGGCGACGCGCAGCAGGCGACCATCGGTTGGTCGAGTGCGAACAGCCGCCTGGAGATACTGGTCCCATGAGCGAGTGCAAGTACGGGGTGATCACGGGCACTCCGACTTACGGGGGCTGCGGGGGCCTGACCGAGGCCCAATGCGGAGCGAATACAGGGCCGTGGGGTTACTCCTGTTGCGTATGGAGGGCGTCAGGTGGGCCGTGCGTGGTAAAGGCCTGCTTCTACTTGTTGAACCCCGACGAATGCCCTGGGTGCAACCGCTGCGCCGACGACGGCTCGCACACGTACTGGGGCTGGGGGGTTACCTCGGACCGCGGCGAGATTCCGCAGGACATCTACGTCGAGGGCGCGGTCGCGACACAGGTGAACCTCGGCTGCGGTATCACCGTGCCGAGCGGGCGGACCTTGTATGCGGGCGGCATCCTCATGGAGAGCGACGACACCAGCCCAAACGGCCATATCTACGTGAAGTCCGGCGGCAAAATCTATCTGTACGGATACGGACACGTCCCATGAAAACTGACGTTAAGGAACTCATTGTAGAACTCGAAGCAGTGGAACGCGACGTGTGGCAGAGCGCCTTTGAGGGTCACCAGCAGGCCCTCGAATGTCGCCTTGGCCTGTGCGATGTAGTCACACGGGCGTCAACGCCAGCGCAACGAGAGGTGCTTATAGAAAGACGGCATGAAGCCTGGGCGGCTGCGACCCGTTTGCTGAGTCACTTGCGGGTGATGGTGGCAATGCTGGAACGCTACGACAAGGGGATACTCCTGGGCGAAGAGGTCCATGTAGGACATGACCCGTCCCGAGTGGAGGCTGGATGATGACCGACAAAGAGGCATTCCTGGCTTGGATGCACACGCTGCACGCGGACCGCGCAAAGGCGGCGGCCCTGTGGGCCCAGTTCGAGAAGGCAGATCCGCAGGGGACGGCCTGGTGGTTCGCGC